CCTATGCAGCCACATAACCTAGTCAAGTTCCTGTATGGTCATTTGATTGAGGAAATGCTGTTGTTACTGGTCAGGCTGTCAGGACACACTGTTAGCCATGAGCAAGCCCAAGCTGAAGTGGAAGGCATCATGGGTAGTATGGACTGTAAGATTGATGGAGTGCTTACCGATGTCAAGTCAACGAGTAGTTTCGGTTTTAAGAAGTTCAAAGAAGCTACGCTGGCTTTTGATGACCCTTTTGGTTATATAGCTCAGATTAAGGGCTACGCTAAGTCTGAAGGCGACACAGAGGTAGGCTGGCTTGCAATGGACAAGCAGAACGGTCACCTGACCTTCCTAAAGTATGACCTAGAGGACACACAGGCACCCGTATACGAGGTACTGAAGGAAGACATAGTAGAGCGCATTAAGCATGTAAAGGAGGTTGTGGAACAGCCAGAGCCTCCTGAAAGATGCTTTGACCCTGTGCCTGATGGCAAGTCAGGTAACATGAAGCTGCCAGTAGGTTGCTCTTACTGCCACTTCAAGCACTCTTGCTACCCTAACCTTCGCACATTTATGTACTATTCAGGCCCACGGTTCTTAACGGAGGTGGCGAATGAGCCTAAAGTCCAAGAGATTACGTAAAAACAGTATCTACAGGTCAGGGCTTGAAGCATCATTTGCAGCCGTAGCACCAAAGCGTAAGTTCAAGTATGAACCCTTTGATGTCCCTTACACTATGCACAGGAAGTACAAACCAGACTTCGTACATACACGCACAGGGATACTCTTGGAACTAAAGGGCTTCTTTAGGACAGGGGACACAATGAAGTACAAGGCAATCAGGGACTGCATAGACAAAGAACTAATCTTTGTATTGTCAGACCCTAACAAGAAGCTGCGTAAGGGCGCTAAGATGACTATGGGACAATGGTGCGAGAAGGAAGGATTTAAGCACTACACACTAACTGACTTTGATAAGTTGATGAAATATGTTGACTCACAATAAATACAACTTGACAATGGATGAAATTAGGGAGAAGATATTGGATAGATATGACCCTGATGATTTAATAGATTTATTAGAACTGACCAGTGAAGAACTACTGGACAGGTTTGAAGACAAGTTAATTAACCGCCTAGAACAATTTGAGGAAGAACTACAAGATGACGCAAGACCAGACACAGACGAAGAAGATGAGCATTGATGATGAAAGCCCGGACGCATGGACTAGAATCAACAAGAAGTACAAGTACCAAGTGCAGTGGCACGATGATGATGACCAAGATGATGCGCCAAATGAACATCCTGTCTTTGGTAAGCCCGACATGGTGGACAACCCACCTCACTACAACAATGGTGGCATAGAGTGCATAGAAGCTATAGAAGCTATGCTGTCTAGGGATGAGTACATAGGTTATCTCAGGGGCAATGCACTCAAGTATATGTGGAGATTCAGATACAAGAGCAAGCCCTTTGAAGACCTACGCAAAGCACGTTGGTACGAGGAACGATTGATGAAGTTTTTGTTGGACAATCAAGATGCAGTATAAGACAGGCACTCAAGACTACCTTGGGATTACTATAGACTACGACAGAGAGAAAGACCTAAATGACTTCTCTCTGAACACACTGAAGGACAGGTACTTCTGGGAGGACGAGACATACGCACAGGAAGCCTTTGCACGCGCTTCTGTGTACAGTGCAACCTATCAGGGGACTACAGACTTTGACCTAGCACAGCGCCTGTACGACTACGCCAGTAAAGGCTGGTTCATGTTCAGTACACCCATACTAAGTAATGGAGGAACTACCCGTGGCTTACCTATTAGTTGCTTTCTTAATTTTGTGCCTGACTCCAGAGGTGGTCTATCAGCTCACTATGATGAAAACATTTGGCTCACTTCCAGCGGGGGCGGTCTGGGTGGGTATTGGGGTGCTGTTCGCAGTAACGGCGTGGCTACTTCTAACGGGTCTCAGTCAACTGGGAGTATCCCTTTTATGCATGTAGTTGATAGTCAGATGCTGGCTTTCAACCAAGGAGTAACAAGGAGAGGTGCTTATGCAGCGTATATGGACATTAGCCATCCAGAGATTGAAGAATTTATTGCTATGCGAAAGACTACCGGTGGCGATATTAACCGCAAGTGTCTTAATCTACATAACGGGGTTAATATATCTGACGAGTTTCTTTATTCAGTAGAGTACGACTTACCTTGGCGTCTTATTGACCCTAAGTCAAAGCAGGCAGTCAAGACAGTCCCAGCACGGGACTTGTGGTGGCAGCTAGTACACACCAGAGCAGAGACAGGTGAGCCGTACATTGTCAACACAGACCGCTGTAATCAATACTTGCCACAGGAGCAGAAGGACTTAGGGCTGTCTGTACGACAGAGTAACCTATGCTCTGAGATTACCTTGCCTACAAGTGAGGAACGTACAGCAGTATGTTGCTTGTCAAGTGTTAACTTAGAATACTTTGATGAGTGGAAAGAGGACGATAATTTCATAGCTGATTTAATCACTATGCTGGACAACACACTGGAGCATTTCATTGACAATGCAGTAGACGAACATCCACAATCACCTGTGGATACACTAGAGGGGTTCATGGAGTATGTCGGAGAAAACAAACAAGGCTTTGCAAGAGCCGCTTATAGCGCATATAGAGAAAGGGCGGTTGGCCTTGGTGCAATGGGCTTTCATTCTTATCTTCAACGTTCTGGACTCCCTTTCGCGGGAGTTTACGCTGCATCATTTAATAATAGAGCCTTCAAGCTCATCAAAGAAAGAGCGTTGGACGCTAGTAAAGTTCTGGGTAGAAGTCGTGGGGAAGCTCCTGATATGGCTGGCAGTGGTCGCCGTAACTCACATCTCCTTGCTATTGCTCCTAATGCCAGCAGCAGTATTATATGTGGTGGAACTAGTCCTTCGATTGAGCCTTCGCGTGCTAACATTTTTACGCACAAGACTCTGAGTGGCAGCTACCGTGTAAAGAACAAGTACCTAGAGAAGCTACTGGAGGACAAAGGTATAAACAATGAGAAAACATGGAAGGATATTTCTGCTGCTGAAGGCTCTGTTGCAGGGCTTACGGCGCTATCTGAGGAAGAAAAAGAAGTATTCAAGACCGCGCCTGAGATTAACCAGATATGGGTCATAGAACACGCCTACCAGCGTCAGCCCTATGTGTGTCAGTCTCAGTCAGTCAATACGTTCTTTGAGCCACCACCGTCCAATGCGTCACAGGAGACACATGACGAGTACCTAGAGTACGTCAACAATGTACACTGGGTTGGTGCAAACAAGTTGAAGTCTATGTACTACTACCGCACCACAGCGGCACGTAATGCAGAGAATGTCAACGTAAAGATACCAAGGATTAACTTAGAAGACGGGGAGTGCCTAAGCTGTGAAGGTTAAATTATTTGTAGCAACGTTACTACTAACTGGGTGTGCTTCCGATGGCACACAAAGAAGCCAATGGGACTACTTCAAGCCTGAGCATGTCAAGTGTAAATCTTATGAGATGAAACTTTGTAGACAGTTTGGCGCACATTTGATATGTGAGTGTGTTAAGAAAAGAGACTTCAGGGCTTACGTATGATAGAGGATAACGTCAAACATCCTATATACGATTGCTTGTATTATATATGGGAGGAAAACTTACTGACTTCCTATGAAGATTGGATTAAATACTATGAGGAACTAGAACATGAGCAACAGACTGTACAGCGCACTACGGGCCAGATACAAAGCACAGATAATTGAAGCTGAAGCGGATATACTGAACTTCTTTGAGAACCCTGTAGCTGTCGCTGAGCATCCACACACAGTAGACACTATGGACATACTGATAACGAAGCTGTCGGAAGCTGAAGACAAACTAGAGACACTGGAACTAAACTTTGGAGAACACTACGGATGAGCCTATTAGACACTAGAGATTACTACAAACCATTTGACCATCCTTGGATGTTTGACTATTACTCACAGCAGAATCAGATGCACTGGTTCCCTGAAGATGTACCGCTGCACAATGATGTGAAAGATTGGCAGAACATGACGGAGCAGGAGAAGAACCTGCTGACTCAGATATTCCGCTTGTTTACACAGTCCGACGTAGACGTAGGCTCTGGGTACGTAGACAGGTACATGAGGATATTTAAGAAGCCTG